AACCCGGTCGGGACAAGATAGCCGCCCAGCGTGGTGGTCCCGACTACCTGCGTCGAAGTGCCGCGCTTCAAAATCGAGCGATGCTCTGCCGTAAGTTCCTGCTCGGTCACCCAAGCGTAAAACGCATCCCGGTACTCGGTTTCTGTACTTGCGCCGGGCTTCGCCCCACGCGCTTCGAGGTCGGACATATGCTCAGCCACCGCCGAGCGCGTTTCCTCGTTTTCCCGCTCGATCAACTCAATTTGCTTGCGCATGATGGTCTGGTCGAGCGCCATCCTGTCGTACACAGCAAGCAACTCTGCCTTGCGAGATGCATCTTGCGATTCCGAGGCCTGTTTCAGCGTGTCCTGCATCTGTGTGATGTGGACTTCGCGCTTCTGCCTCAACTCAGCGGTTTTTTCCATTGTAAAGTGCTTTATGCCCAAGTGGGCGGTTAAAGAATGCTTACGGCAAGAAGCCGCAGTTGGCGCGGCAAGATTTCAGGATCCAAAAGACCAAGCGGATCGGGCTGGGCATCAGCAACAGGCGCGGCGGACGACGTTTCCAAAAACGCCTCAGCGCGGCCCCTCTTCGCCACCGTTGTATCCTCGAAAGCCGGAAACGTCACCGGCGACACGTCCCAAAACTCGCCCCATTGCAGTATGCGCCGAACCTCGATCTTGCCACCGCTCGAAAGCCTGTCCAACACCTCGTCGGCCACCTTTCCGGTCAACAGCGAGCGGTCAACAACCTCCCACGACTGCCGGGCAATCGTGAACCCGTAAGACGACTGCGACACGTCACCGCGCGCAACCAGCGCCAGCACATCGTCGCCAAAAGTCGTTTTCGACACCTCGTTTTCGTAATACGCCCCCACCTCGTCGAAGCGGATGGTCAGCGAACCGTTGGCCGTACGGCCAAGCACCATTTCATCCCGGTGGTTGAAAAGGCAAGCCGCGCGATTGGTTTTTACGCCCAATTCGGCACCCCTGTCCACCACCTCCAAATACCAACCCATGTCAGCGTACACGCCAAATAGGGCCGCGTAGCCAAAAATAGTGCGGCTGCCCTCGCCGGGCTTCGCCCGCACCTCGCCAGCGAGGTGGCGGCGTTCGATGTCAGTTTGCTGCTCTTGCATTTGCGGTTGCGTCTGTGGCGGCACTGCCGCCAAGTTCCTCTGAAAGCGATTGATTCCCAACCTTGTCGGTGGGTGAAAAGTACGCTGAGCCACCGGGCCGCTTGTTCATGTTGAACATCTCCCGAATTTCATCAGGATTGATGGAGCCAGTGTTGTACAGCACGGTAATCAGCGCGCCCATGGCCGCACTATCGCCGCGCATCAGGCCATCCAGATTGAAGTAGAAGAATTTTTTGTCTGCAATGCGGTCAGATTCGGGGAGAAGTTTCAGACGAAACTCTTGCTCGCATTGCCGACACCAAGGGGCCAGCGAAAGCGTCACAAACGAGATGGCCATCTGCTGCACGTTGTTGTAGGTCGTATCGCCCAAATCCTGAAACAGAAAAAGCGGCAGTCCCAGAATCCGAGCGAGTTCCCGCACCTGAAACGACCTGCCCGGCTCCAAATTCGCCTCCTTCGGGGTCATCCCCACGCGGCTATACGCCAACCCGTTGTCCAATACCGCCGTCCGCCCCATGTTCTCGTTCCCGCTGTATTTTCTGTCCCACTCCGACCTGATTCTCTGCCGCTCCTCTGGCGAAAGCATCTGTGGCGAAGCCAAAATGCCCGAAATCAACCCGCCATTGCCGAACACCGAACCTGAGTAGTCAATCATCGCCGCCGAAAGGCCAAGCGTTTCCCGGTGCGTCTCTACCAAGTCTTCACCCTTCACCCCATCCATCGTAAGCCCCTTGATGTGTAGCACTTCATCGGCAAACATTATTTCGCGCCGATTGTCCGCGTGGCGATACTCATACACCACAAGCCCATCAGCAGCGCGAACAAACACGGCCATACTTTCAGCATCCAGCAGTTGCAACCGCTCCAACGCGCCCGTGCGACGGTGCCAGTGGATTTTGGCGTAAGCGTCCCCAAAAATCGCCTGAGCGAAAAAAGCCCTGCGCCAGTTAAAGCCCGTCATCTGAGGGCTTGGCTCGTACTTCACCTTGTAGTGCAGCGCATCGCCCGACATCTCCTTGCTGCCGTTCCGGGTGCGCTGAAAAAGACCGAACGGAATGGAAGCCAGCACCTTCGAGTAAATATCAACACCAGTCCAAAGCGCAGGAATGGACAATGCCTTTTTCCGCGTCACTACAACGCCAGCCTTCGACTTGCCCCATCCAGTTTCTAAGGCTTGCAGTAAGTCTTTTTCCGTGTAGCGATGCTCAGCCGCCTGTGGCGTACTGCGAAAAATCGACAGAAAAGAGGTGAAAAAGCCCATTTGCGACCAGTATGGGACAAAAGTGGGCGTAGCCAGATGTGACAGGCAAATTTCTGGTTGAACTACTGAACTGGGCGCAACCTGCAAGGGCCGCTGCGCTTGCGCCCTTTCACCGTGCTGAACGAACGGTAGGTGGAGTAACGCTGTACGCCGTGCTGCTGGCGAAGGTCACTCTCAACCGATTTTAGAGCGTCCCGCATCGGGTGATGCGACTGCTGAGCGTCCTGAACACGCTCCCAAAAAGAGGCCATGTAGCCCGAGTTTGTTGTAAGATCGTGTTTCATCAGAAAGTGTCAAGGCCATGCTCAATGATGTAAGATGTTTGCCGGGGCGCGATCTCAAACACCATCCGCATCAAAATCATGTCAAAGTAGTCCGGGGAGCGGCGAATCAGGGCTTTGATTTCCTCTTTCGGGGTGATCGTGAGTTTCCCGGTGGCGTTCTGTCCAGTTTTCTTGTGCGCCTCGAATTCCTCGATGATAAAATCCCGCTCCATCTCTGCCGGGACATTGAGGTAGATTTTGCCATCCTGCACGAATCGGGCCAGCCAAAAGGCGCATTGGGTGCGGAGGTTCTTGTAGTCCACCTTGACCGTGTTGCTGCCCTCCACAGGCTTTTCTTCGAGCGGGGTATGCTGGGAGCGGAAGTCGTGGGAGGAGCGAAAGAAGCCCGTCAAGAAGTTGCCCACGCCGTTCGCGTCAAACACGATGTTTCTGCCCGGTACCGAGTGTTCGTGGGCCAATCGCTGCATCTGCTCCCAGATCATCTTGCCGTCCGATTTGTCCCAAGAGTAGATTTTTTCCAGTCTCAGGCCGCTCCAAATGCCGATGTGAAGACAATCCGAGCCTTCCATGGCGATGTCAGCGGTCATGTACCTCTCGCCACCCGGCACGAAGGTGTTGGTGAACAGGTCGCGCAGGTTTCCGTAGCGAAATAGTTCGTTCTCGCCCTCTGCATCATACCAACAGCCGCGCAGCAGCCGCGAGCCGTGCCGCCTGTCCTGAGCCAGCAGATTGCCCTTGTAGCCCAAGTCCTTGTCCGTCAGTTCGCGGTTGTCATCGAGGGTACCAGGGATGAACGTGACGGACTTGACCAGTTCCGCCCGATATGCCACCCTGCCCTCCTCTGGCAGTTGCCCCATCGCCGCTTCGGGGCTTTCGCCCCAGTAACTCGCCTCATTCCACCGGGCCAAGTAGCGCACTACGCCCGCGCGTTCCGGGATGGGCATACCCCGCAGGTGTTCCATTTCGTAGTCGTCTGGGTAAATCCACCATGAAATCAGCCGCTTCACCCAGCCCGAGGTTTGCGGGTTCGTCGTGGCACGGATGTAAGGGCGAACGCCGCAGGCTGAGCGATTGCGGCCAACCAAGTACCAGAATTGACCGGGGGTGAAGTGTATGAGTTCATCGAAGCCGAGGAAAGCGATTTGCGCACCGTCCCAGTCGTATTTCGTCTGCTCGTGTTCGAGGTGGGAAAAGAGCAGTGTGGCACCAGAGGGGAATTTCCATTTCGGCGGGGCTTCGGTGGGGCTTGGGCTTTGGCCGGAATCGTTGCGGAGTTTCAGGTAAATTTCTTTGCTCGTGTCCCACAGACCACCGGAATTTTTTACCTGCACCGTAGTACGCCGGAAGATTGCCGCCCGAAAGCCGGGGTTTCCGGCATGCCGCAATGGCTCCATCAGCAGCGCGTAGGATTTTCCCGCACCAGCCGCGCCGCCGCCTATCACGATGTCGGCCCGGCTCGCCAGAAACGCAGTCTGAAAGCCGGGTTGAGGGTCAATGTATTGGCGAGGTGGGGTCATAGTTCATCCAAATCGGCAGAATTGAAATCGTCGCGCTGATTGTCGGGGAGCCGAATTGCAAAGCCGCCACCACCGGACACGGTAGCCTGAATCTCCTTTTGCTTGGGAATGACGTAGGGTAACAGCGCAGCATAAGTTCGGCAGTAGTCGGGCGGTTCAAGTTGCTGCATCTTGGCTTCGAGCGTGGCGAAATTGGCCGTCAGGTAGTTGGCGAGGCTGGTACGAATGTCCGCCGTCACCTTGTTGAGGGTACCCTTCTTTCGGCCAGCGTTGGGGAGTTTGGGCTTGCCCTTTTGAAATTTCATTATTTCATCATCATTTTAATGGTTCCTGAGGCAATTTGTACGCCAACTGCCATTTGCACGGAAACCCACCCTGTGCGGGCGGGCTTCGTGAAATTCGGTGTTGGCTAAAACAGCAGCCCACCCCTCACGGGGCCTTGACCGGGGAAGCGTCGCGCTCGCGTCCGGTTGACTTCGCCAGTGTTGCGGGGGCCAATCCACAAAAAAGGGTCAGCGGGCTGCTGTTACTTCGATTCGCCGGGCACGGCTTGTACGTCTGGGGCTCGTTTTTTCTCAAAAAGT